TGGGAGGACTCGAACTTCCAACCAAACGATTATCAGCTCCTGGCTAGGGAAGTGCCCGAAGTGTCGGGGTTTGCGCTACGAACGCTTTGTCTCCCCAATTGAACTTCAATGAAACGGTTTCAGCGGGTTAGTCTCTGCCGACAAAAATCCCGTTTCCTCGCACGGAGACCACCACAGACAGACATGTTGTTCGAGTATGCGGCGATTATTGCGCGGGAAGGCCGAGCATCTGGTGCTGCCGGGACCACTCCGCTGCCAAGTCGGTGAGGCGAGCAACGCCCATACCACAGGGAAGCCGGCCGTCGATGGCCGCTTTGACCAGATCGGGTGCGAGAAACGCAAGCGAGATGGTCATATTGATGTTTCGCGTGCTGCAGTTTTCCCGCTTGGAGATGCTGTCCGCACTTGCTGTTGGATCAGCGATGAGTTCATCAAGCCAGCGGCGGCCACGGGCAATCGCGGCGACCAATCTCGCCCGCGTCTCCGAACGTATCGGGCGAGCCTGTTCGGGGCGGATCCCCTCGGGCAGAAGAATTTCCCGACGCCGCCTTGCCGGTATCTTCCGCCAAGGGACCGCTAGAGTATTCGGTGGCTCGGCGAGCTGGATAATCAACTGGTCCGGCTGGACCTCAACGCGGGCAACGTGAGTATTGATGAGACTGCGGTCATCAATGGGCTCTGATGGTTTGAGATGGTCCCGAACCGATTTGATGACCAGCGTTTCGATGACAGTTGCCGGTACGCGGCGCACTGACCCGGCGCGCGCCGCGGTACCCTGAAGGAGGGCGGAAGACAGATAGTATCGGTACTTGACGTGACCTTTGCGGGCATGGCTCGGGCTCATGCGATTGCCGCGATCGTCGAAGAGGTGTCCGATCAAGAGAGCCTCCGATTTGGTCCATTTGGCCTTATGGTTGTTGACCTGTTCATCGAGCTTGGCCTGGACGGCCTCAAACAGGTCCTCATCAAGAATGGCAGGCTGCTCTCCTTTGAGGACTGCGCCCTTGAAAGTGACTTCGCCGATATAGAAGCGATTACGAAGCAGATGCGCGAGCGAGCCTCGCGTGAAGGGGACGCCGCCGACGGTCTCGCCTGTCTTGAGCGTGCGGACCTTGGTGACAATGCCCCGCTTGCGCAGGTCAGCCATCAGGAGGTTGAGGCTGCCGAGCTTGAGATAGCTGCGGAATATGGTCCGGACCCGCTCCGCCTCAGCGTCATTGACCGTGATCTTTCGACCCTTTGTGTCATAGCCAAGCGGCGCCATTCCTCCCACCCAGAGTCCCTTGCGCTTGGATGCCGAGATTTTGTCGCGGATTCGCTCGGAAGTGACTTCGCGCTCGAATTGGGCAAACGACAGCAAGACGTTCAGCGTCAGCCGCCCCATCGAGGTCGTAGTGTTGAACTGCTGGGTGACCGAGACAAACGACACATTGTGCCGATCGAACAATTCGACCAGTTTGGCAAAATCCGCCAACGACCGGGTCAGCCGGTCGACCTTGTAGACGACAATGACATCGATCTTGCCGGCCCGCACATCCCCTAAAAGCCGCTGCAGGGCTGGTCGATCGGTATTGCCTCCCGAGAAGCCGCCGTCGTCGTATTTGGCACGCAGCAGGGTCCATCCGGCATGCGATTGGCTACGGATATAGGCTTGTGAGGCATCATACTGGGCGTCGAGCGAATTAAAGTCCTGCTCCAGCCCTTGGCCAGTCGAGACCCGGGCATAGATCGCGCAGCGAACCGTCTTTGCCGCTCCGGGCTTCATGCTGAGGCGCCCTTCGATGGCTTGTCGCGCAGGCCAAAGAACCGCGGCCCATTCCAACGGGTACCCGTAATCGCAAAGGCAATCTGCGATAGGCTCGGATAAGTTTTGCCGTTCCAGGCAAAGCCCTCGGCAAGGACTGCCACCCGTTCTAGACGCCCGTTCCATTCGCGGCTCAGGCTGGTGCCGGGCCTCACATCCGCGATATGCCGAACTAAGGTCGCGGCACGCTGGCCGGCATTCTCAGGAGAGCCTGAACCATCAAGCAGACGCCGGCTCGCATCATCGAGGTCACCGAACCGGTCGGCCTGCAGCCGGTAAGCCAGAGTCCGAAACAGCAGATGACGGGGCAGATGAGGGGGTGGTCGCCGGCCGAATACAGTATGCCAACGGCTGCGCAGCTGAGCGATATCGAGATCGCGCAGCCGCGCAATCTCGACATCAAGTGCCGTGCGGTCAGGCAATGCCGGACCGATCCTTACGCGCGGCATCGCAATCAGGTGGCCTGGTAAGTGGTCCCGCTATCGCCGCTCGCGATCTGGTAGATCCGATTGCCGTTCACCTTCTTCGAGACGAGCTCCAGCTTGAGGCGCTTGCGCACCACGCCGGCAAGAAAGCCGCGCACCGAGTGCTGCTGCCATCCGGTCGTCTTCATGACGGCAGCGATTGTTGTACCTGTCGGTGATTGCAGCATCGCGATCACGCGTGCTTGCTTCGAGCCAGCATCGACCTTGGTGGTCTTAGACTCCTCAGCGTGCTGTTGGGAGGGCTTTGCCGCCCTCACAGACAATGGTGACTTTGCAGCTGATCGCTTCTTTGCAGACTTGGACACTGAGATCCTCCATTCGGTTGATGACGGCGTCGCGCCGCACCACCGAAGCCCCGCATCGGCGATAAAGCCGGCAGGGCAGGATCTCGGAAGCGCCCTTGGCGCCCAAGTCTGCAACAGTACCGCTCCAATCCGGGCGGAATGCCAGTCCTTTCTGCGGGCCGTTTCGGATCTATTCCGTGTTCTCGCGGATGGTGCCTCTAATAGTTCACGGATGTGCCTCCAATCAACAGAAGCAAAGTGGTGCCTCGATGAATTTCCTGCTAAGAAAACGCGGACCCCGGAACATTCCGAGGTCGACTAACGAAAAATGGCATAACGATGGGCACCGTAAAGTTATATTCATTTTGCGAAAGCCAATCTAAGAACAGTAGCAGTGCATCGACCTGATCATCGTAACGCCCATTGGGGAATGCCAACAGTTCGCCCTCAAACTCCGCGAGCCATGGCGCTTCGGCGGGTAAGAAAATACGACCAGCCTCAAATCTTCCTTGATGACGGCTCAGCCGAGTTTGCTTATCCTCCTTGGGATGTCGGCCGATCACGCTCAGCCGAGTTTGCTCCCGGAGTATCTGTATTAACCCCATTCCGCTCGCGGTATCTTCCACGATGACGTGTGTTGTGTCCCATTGGCAGGCAAGCGCTTTTATTCGGTCACGCATCTCGAGGACGGTCCAATGTCCGCGACTGACCTGCAGCAGGTATGACTCCCTCTTGGAGACTCCCACCACGATTATTGCCGTGTAGTCATTCTTGATGTTGGCCTTGCCGGCAGGGTCGCACGAGAGAACAACGCGATTAAATTTCTGGCGTGGCGGGCATAATTGGTATCGGGCAAGCCAAGAAGCCTTGATCAAATTGCCCTCAGGCGGGGTTGGATTTTGTTGGTATTGCGCTGCGAAATTCCGACTCCCGATTTCGGACTTAGTCTTCTCTAGTTCATCAAGGCTATCCCAATCGGGCTGAAGCAATTCCTTAGCTGGCCGGTGGTAAAATTCGCCATCCGCGACTAGGTAATCTTGGGCCTCGGTCGCGATGGCGGGCATAACTAAGCTCGGCCAGCCGTGCTCGATCAAAATTCCGGATAGATCATTGGTGTGAAGCCGTTGTTGGACCACCAGCATCAGAGTTTTGGCTGGATTGTTGCGCCGGTTCAGCGCCGTGGTGCGAAACCAGTCATTAGCCGCCTCAAGTGCAACCTCAGAATTAGCGTCATTCGACTTGGTCGGGTCATCGATGATGAAGATATCGGCGCCTCGACCGGTCAAGGTAGCGCCGATGGAGGTTGCCAGTCGGGACCCGCGCCTGGTGGTCTCAAACTCCGTTTCCGTCGCCTTCCTTGGATTCAGCTTAGTGCGAAAGATCCGCTTGTAGAAGCGGCTCTCCATCAATACCCGGCAATCACGCGAGAATTTGTGGGCAAGGTCCTCCGAATAACTGGCGCAAATGATGTCGAGACTGGGGTTTCGCCCCAGCATCCAGGCGACCCAAGCGTTCGATACCAAAAACGATTTCAGAGACCGTGGCGGAAGGTTGATCACAAGATGCTTGGAGACTGCGCGCGTTTCGACCGTCAGCGAACCTTCCGTCTCAAGCTGCCGCGACATCTCCTGAAGATGTTGGCAAATGCATTTGATATGCCAATTGGGAACGAGCGGCTTATTCGGATGCAGCACCTCATAAGCCGC